CATGGGGTGATGGGGATGGCTGGTAAGGGGAACACGATTCCGAAGGATCCGGCGGTGCGTCGTCGGCGGAACGCTGAGGTGGTTGCGCGGGTTGAGGTGTCGGCGGATGGGTTGTGTCGTGGGCCGGAGCTGCCGGAGGGTCGGGATTGGCCGGTGGAGACGCGGGTGTGGTGGGAGACGTGGCGGTATTCGGAGCAGGCGCAGACGTTTACTCGGACGGATTGGTCGTTCATGTTGGATACTGCGCTGTTGCATGCGGAGATGTGGGCGGGGAATCTTGGGGTGGCGGCGGAGTTGCGGTTGCGGGTGGCGAAGTTTGGGGCGACGCCGGAGGATCGTGCTCGGTTGCGGTTGACGGTGGTGGAGCCGGCTGCGGGTGAGGTGGGGCGGGCGGCGCGCGCGCGCGACTTGAAGGTGGTCGTCTAGCCGTCGCAGGAAACGCGGCCGAGTGGCCCCACGGTGCAGGAAACGCGGCCGAGTGGTTCTGCTAATGCAGGAAACGCGGCTGAGATGGGGGCGACATCTATGCCGTGGCGTGGTGCTCGGTACGACGGCGAGTTCCCGTCGCTTGGCCCGACGATCGACGTGTGGGCCCAAGAACACTTCAAAGTCCCGGACGGCCCGTACGCGGGACGGCCGCTCGAGTTGACCGACGAACAGTATTCGTTGCTCTACCGGTTCTACGGCCTCGACGATCACGGTAAGTGGCTGTTCCGGCGGGCGGCGGTCCGTCGTGCGCAGGGGTGGGGGAAGTCGCCGCTGTTGGCGTTGGTGGCGTTGGCGGAGTTGTGTGGGCCGTCCCGGTTCGGGGGGTGGGACGGCGAGGGGGAGCCGGTCGGTGTCGAGCCGGTCGCGCCGTGGGTGCAGGTCGCTGCCGTGTCGGAGGACCAGGCGGGGAACACCTATTCGTACTTGTATGAGATGGCGAAAGAGTCGCCGTTGAATGGTGGGATGCTCGACGTCGGTATCACCCGCCTGTTTCTTGTTGGCCGGCCGGGACGTCTCGAGCCGGTGACGTCTGCTGCGGGTACTCGGTTGGGGCAGCGGGTGACGTTCGCTGTCCTGGACGAGACGCATCTGTGGACGAAAACGAACGGTGGTCATAAGTTGGCGGCGACGATCCGCCGCAACGCCGGGAAGATGAACGGCCGGTCGTTCGAGTCGACGAACGCTCATCTGCCCGGCGAAGACAGTGTGGCGGAACGGACGTGGAAGGCTGCGCAGGACGGCGCCGCCGGCCTCTTGTACGACGCGGTGGAGGCACCGCCGGTCGATGATCTGTCGGATCGGGACGCGGTGCGTGCGGCGTTGTCGGTCGCGTATGGCGATTCAGGGTGGGTGAACCTCGATCGGCTTGCCGCCGAGGTTGCCGATCCGGGGACAGACCCGGCTGACGCCCGCCGGTTCTTCATGAACCAGCTTGTCTCCCACGCCGACCAGTTTGTTGATATCCAACAGTGGGAACGTCTCGCTGCCGACCGGGTGGTGGAGCCGGGCGCCGAGATCGGCCTCGGGTTCGACGGAAGTATCTCGAACGATCAGACCGCCCTCTACGGCTGTACCCGCGACGGGTTCGTGTTCGAGCTCGCGGTGTGGTCGCGGGATCTGTCGGTACCGGATTGGCGTGTCCCTCGCAGCGAGGTGCACGACGCGGTCCGCGAAGCGTTCGCTACCTACCGGGTCGGCCGGATGCTGTGCGACCCGCCACGGTGGGCGACAGAGATCGAAACGTGGCAGGGCCTCTACGGCGACACGGTCCTCGTGTTGGATACGAACCAGGCACGCAAGTTCGCTCCGCCCTGCGACCGGTTCGCTACCGCGGTCCGCGAAGGGTCGGTGTCGCATGACGGGAAGCCTGGCCTGACTGGCGATCTGGCGTCGTGTGCCCGGAAGCAGGTGCGGGTGATGGACGACGCGGACGACGGCCGTACCCGGTTCGTGATCGTGAAGGCCGATACCCGCAAGATCGACCGTGCTGTCGGCGCGGTCCTCGCGTTCGAAGCCGCGATGAGTATGCCGGACGTACCGCAGTTCGAGCCGTTCGCGTTCTTCGCGTAGGAGAGTCTAGATGGCGTGGTGGAACCGGAAACGTGAACCTGCCGCGCCCGAGCAGCGGTATTCGTTCGACCAGTACCTACAAGACATGCTCGCCGTCTACAGCTTCAACGGCAACGAATACGTCCTGCAGACACAGCGGGGCACCGGCGGCGAACAGATCGAAAACAGTTTCGCGTCGTACGTGAACCACCTCTACAAACGCGACGGGATCGTCTACGCATGTATCGCCGCCCGCGCTCTCGTCTTGGCGGAGGGACGGTTCCGGTTCCGGCAATACTCGAACGGCGAACCCGGCGACTACTTCGGCACCTCAGCGCTCTCCCTGTTCGAGCAGCCGTGGCTGAACGGCAACCCGTCAACAACGACCGGCGAGCTGATCGCCCGTCTCGAGCAGGACGGTTCGCTTGCGGGGAACGCGTATGTCGCGAAGCGGCGTGCGCCGGGGAGCCCGTCAGGGTTCATGCTACGGCGGTTGCGGCCGGATTGGGTGACGATCGTCGCGGGGTCGCCGAACGAGCCTGCGGATGACCCGGCGTTGGATCTCGACGCGACCGTCGCGGGGTTCTTGTACGGGCCGAACGCTGGCGACCAGGTGCTGTTGCCGGCGTCGGAGGTCGCGCACTATTCGCCGTTGCCGGACCCGGACGCGTCGTATCGGGGGATGTCGTGGTTGACGCCGGTCTTGAAAGAGATCCAGTCGGATATCGCGGCGACGGACCATAAAGACCAGTTTTTCCGTCATGCTGCGACGCCGAACATGGTGATCCGGTTCGATCCGGCGGTGCAGGCCGACGCGGTCGAGAAGTTCAAAGCGATGATGGACGACCAGCATTCGGGACACTGGAACGCTTACCGGACTCTCTATCTCGGCGGCGGCGCTGACGCGACGGTGGTCGGCAGCAACTTCCAGCAGATGGACTTCAAGTCGGTGCAGGGAGCGGGTGAGACTCGGATCGCTGTCGCGGCTGGTGTCCCGGCTGTTGTCTTGGGGATTTCGGAAGGGTTGGCCGGTTCGAGCTTGAACGCCGGGAACTATCAGGTCGCGAAACGGAAGTTCGGCGACGCGACGTTGCAGCCGTTGTGGCGGATTATGGCGGCGTCGTTGCAGCGGCTTGCTGATGTTCCGGCGGGCGCGGAGCTGTCGGTCGATACTCGCCATATCGCGTTTTTGCGTGACGACGCGAAAGACGAGGCGGATATCCACGCGCAGCAGGCGAACGTGATCCGTCAGCTTGTCGACGCCGGGTACGACCCGGACAGTGTGATTTCGGCGGTCGTGTCCGGCGATTTCCGGCGTCTGTCGGGCGCCCATTCAGGGTTGTATTCGGTGCAGTTGCAGCCGCCCGGTGAGGGCGAACCGCCCGCCGACGAGGTCGCGCCAGATGACCGGTATGTCGGGCTGCAGGAGCAGGTGAACGAGATTCGTGCCCGACTGTCGGCCCGGCAGATCGTCGACAGTGAAGGCAACGTGATTCTCCGCGAGGAATGGGCTACCGATGCCGCTACGTGACTTGATCCTCGCTAAGTTTTTCGGCCGGTCGTCGGTCGACATGCTCGAGGTCGCGTTGTTGAACGGTGACCGTGAGGTGCGGGTCGACGGCTATCGGCGTATCCCGGCGGTCTTGTCTGAGTGGCGGGTCGTTGATGGGGTCGCGTCGAAAGATGTCGAGTGGGATGGGTTCGCGGGTGACGTGTCGTTCGACGCGGTCGCGTTGATGGTCGGCCAGGAGGTCGTGCACCTGTTCCCGCAAGGCAAGAACACGGTCGCGGCCGGGAATCCGATCGGTCCTCGGTTGCGTGTGACGCTCGACGACGTCTGACGATGGGCGTTCTCGAAGATATCCAGGCGGCTGTCGCTGACGGGACGTTGACGGACGACCAGCGGCGACGGTTGATCCGCCGGTTGCGGGCGCAGGAATGGGAACGGCTTCAGGCGGCCCTGCCCATCGAACGTACTTTCGGGCGCGGGAACCGGTCGGTGACGGTCACCATCGCGTCGATCGGCCGCGACGAGGGGATGGTTGTCCTCGGCGGGTTCGACGACCGCGATCTGCATTGGAACACTGATGGCGGCCGGGTCGAGTTCTGGCCGGTGCAAGTGGCGAACCCGCCGCTGCTGGTCGCCGATCCGGCCGGGCCGATCGCTCGCACTGATAGTGACGGGACGACGTTCTGGCGGCTCGACGTGGCGGAGGCGTTACGGCTGACGTTTGTTGATGTGCTCGCCGATTGTGTGAGGCAACTGTGACGACGTCGGTCGTCTACGCGGACGCATCAGACGGCTACGCGAGTTCGGCCGGGACGTCGTATGCGTCGTGTCGGGCGATGACCTCACCGACCGTCACCACTAACCTTACCTCCGATTTCATCGGGCAGACGAAAGTTTCGATCTTCTTCACGGTTTACGAACTGTTCCAGTCGTTCGATACGGGGACGCCGATCCCCGACACGGACACGGTGTCGTCGGCGACACTCGCCGAATACGTCGTCGCCGGCAGCGACTATTCGACTACCGATTTCGTGACCGATGCCCGCATCCACGACTGGGGCGCGACGCTCACCGCCGCCGACGTGGTCGCCGGCGCGGACCTGTCGGGTAAGACGCTCGTCGCGACGTTCGACTCGTCGACGTTGACCACTAACGTTTACAACAGCTTCACGTCCGACGCGGCGTTCGTCTCGAACGTGAGCAAGACTGGTATCACATATCTGATCTTGTCGTCGGCGGAACAGGCCGCGAACAGCGCACCCGCGAACGCCGAGTATTACCGGCCGTCGTCGGCCGACGAGACGGGCACGTCGCAAGACCCGAAACTTACTGTCGTACATGCGGGCGCCGGTGGTAGCAACATCCCCGCGATCTCCCATTCGTACCGGCAGCGGAGAATCTAGATGGCTGCGTTGCTGAAACAATCGACGACCGTCACAGTACGGCTCGGCCCGTTCCTCGACGCCACCGACGGCGTCACCGAAGAAACCGGCCTCGGGTCGATGGGCGTCGAGATATCGAAGAACCATGCGGCGTTCGGCGCCAGGAACAGCGCGACAGCAACCGCACACGACGCCGAAGGCTGGTACTCCTGCGAACTCGACACGACCGACACCGGGACGCTCGGCCCGCTCGTCGTGAAAGCACACGCAGCCGCGACACACCTCCCGGTCTGGCGCGAGTTCACCGTCGTCCCCGCCAACATCTACGACAGCCTCGTCGGCGGGTCAGACGTCCTCGACGTGAGCGTCACACAATGGCTCGGTACCGCCGCCGCGACACCAACAACGGCAGGCGTACCCGAAGTCGACATTACCCACATTGCTGGCAGCGCGGTTAGCACCACGACCGCGCAGGTCGGCGTCAACGTCGTGTCAACGGCAGAGAACGCGATTACCTCCGGCTCACTGGATGCTTCGGTAACAACAGAGGTCCAGGCGGGACTCGCTACAGCCGCCGCACTCGCGACCGTCGACTCGAATGTCGACGCGATCCTCGCCGA